TTGGTACAGTCAGAATGGGATTTGTAATTGGTGGAGTAATGATTCATTGTCATTCATTCCACCACGCAAACTTAATTGAATCAACTTATATTACAACAGCATCACTTCCTCTAAGATATGAGATTGTCAATACAGGTATTACCACAAGTAGCAGCACTCTCAAACAAGTTTGTTCCACTGTAATTTCTGAAGGTGGTTATGAGTTGCGTGGATTACAGCAATCTGTAGGAACACCAATTACATCACCATATGCTATGACTGTTGCTGGAACTTTTTATCCAATAATTAGTCTTAGATTAAAATCATCTCCAGACCGTTTAGATGCTATTGTAATCATGACTGCTCTTTCTTTGATGGGCGTTAATAATGGAATTAATTACAATTGGCAGGCAATAGCATCAGGAACTACTATTGGAGGAACCTGGATAAGTGCTGGTGATGATAGTGCAGTTGAGTACAAACTGGACGGAACTGGCATAACTGGAGGTAGAATATTAGCCTCTGGATTTTTCAATTCAGCAAATCAAGGTTCTCCAACTGTTGATATTCTTAAGGAAGCACTATTCAAGTTCCAGTTAGAAAGAAATGGTTTCACTGGAACTCCTTACGAACTTACACTTGTTATTGCAGCATCTCCAATATCAAGTAGTGAAGAAGTTTATGCTTCAGTGGACTGGGAAGAAATTAGTAGGTAATTTTTTATGAGTAATGATGTTTATTTGGGTAATCCTCTTCTTAAGAAGGCGAATACCCCTATTGAGTTCACTAAAGAACAGATTGAGGAATACATTAAGTGTAAAGAAGACCCTGTTTACTTTGCACAAAACTATGTACAGATTGTGACCTTGGACCATGGTCTTCAACCATTTAAGACTTATGAATTCCAAGAAAAGCTTATCAACAACTTCCACAATAACAGATTTAACATCTGTAAGATGCCACGACAGACAGGTAAGTCCACTACTTGTGTATCTTATCTTTTACATTATGCTATTTTCAACGATAGTGTTAATATTGGTATCCTAGCAAACAAAGCCACGACAGCTCGTGAATTGTTAGGTAGACTAGCAACAGCATATGAGAATCTTCCTAAGTGGATGCAACAGGGTATTCTTGTATGGAACAAAGGTAACATTGAATTAGAAAATGGCTCAAAGATACTGGCTGCTTCTACGTCTGCAAGTGCTGTCCGAGGCATGTCGTTTAACATTCTCTTCCTCGACGAATTTGCGTTCGTTCCAAACCATATTGCAGATGCCTTCTTTGCATCTGTTTATCCTACTATTACTTCTGGTAAATCAACGAAGGTAATCATCGTCTCTACCCCACACGGTATGAATCATTTCTACCGTATGTGGCATGATGCAGAAAAAGGTAAGAATGAATATATACCAACAGACGTTCATTGGTCTGAAGTCCCTGGTAGGGATGAGGTCTGGAAAGAACAGACTATCAAGAACACGTCTGAACAACAGTTCAAAATCGAGTTTGAGTGTGAGTTCCTTGGTTCTGTCGATACACTGATTGCACCCAGTAAACTGAAAACTCTTGTATACGATAACCCAATCAAACAGAGTGCTGGATTAGATGTTCATGAAGAACCAAAGTCCGACCACGACTACGTGGTTACTGTTGATGTCGCTAGAGGTGTTGGAGAAGACTACTCTGCATTTGTCGTCGCTGATATCACAACTTTTCCCCATAGGATAGTAGCAAAGTATCGTAATAATACTATCAAACCGATGTTGTTTCCCAACATTATTTGGGAGATTGCAAAGTCATATAACAATGCATTCATTCTCTGTGAGGTCAATGATATCGGAGACCAGATTGCATCAATTCTACAATATGACTTAGAATATCAGAACCTACTCATGTGTGCAATGAGAGGTAGAGCAGGTCAGGTTGTTGGTCAGGGTTTCTCTGGAACAAAGACGCAACTTGGTGTCAAGATGTCAAAGACTGTCAAGAAGATTGGTGCACTTAACCTCAAGACAATGATTGAGGAGGATAAACTCATATTCAATGATTATGAGATTATTTCAGAACTGACAACATTTATCTCTAAGGGAAATTCATTTGAGGCAGAAGAAGGTTGTAATGACGACCTTGCTATGTGTCTGGTCATCTATGCCTGGTTGGTTGCCCAAGACTACTTTAAAGAGTTGACTGACCAGGATGTTAGAAAGAGATTATATGAAGAACAGAAGAACCAGATTGAACAAGACATGGCACCATTTGGTTTTATGAATGATGGTATGGATGATGGTACTTTCGTGGATACAGAAGGTGACAGGTGGTCTACAGCAAGTCCATATGATGAGTATGGTACTAGTGGTGGTGGATGGACACTTTGGTCTAATTACTAATGAACCTTGACGAGCAACTAGAACTCAATCACCTCTTTCTGACTGATAGAAAGTGTAAGAGTTGTGGTGAAGTTAAGAACCTTGTGGATGGTTTCTATAGAACAAGGAAAGATAGAGGACCAGTTCCATCGTCATATTCATACATCTGTAAAGAGTGTTTTATTGAAGGTGTTAAAGAAAGAAAGAAGGATAAATGTCCAAAGTCTCGGTGGGAATACCCAGATTGGTGATTTACGTCGTGTTTACCCTCTCAAAACAGTCAAATTTCTAAATATTAATAGTTAAACTGAGACCCATAGGAGAGAGAAAACATGGCTACTCCTCAATTATCTCCAGGAGTATTAGTCAGGGAAGTTGACTTAACTGTTGGAAGAGCTGAGAACGTTCTTGACAACATTGGTGCAATCGCTGGTCCATTTCCAATCGGACCTGTAAACGAACCAATTACTATTGAGACACAACAACAATTCCTGGATACTTTTGGTCAGCCAATTGGCACTGACAGACAGTATGAGTACTGGATGACAGGTAATTCATTCCTCTCTTATGGTGGAATTCTCAAAGTTGTCAGAGTATCTGGCTCAAGTCTGAACAACGGTAATGCAGGTGTTGGTGCAGCATCAACAACTGGTCTTCTTATCGAAAACGTTGATGATTACGAACTCAACCATAGAAGTGATACAAGCTACTACTGGGCATCAAGAAACCCTGGTGCATGGGCAAACAGCTTAAAGGTTTGTACCATCGATAACAAGTCTGACCAAATCGTCAGTGTTGCTACTACTAACCCTGGTGCATTAAACCTTGTAGTTGGTTACGGTGTATCTGCTGCTAGAAACAGTATCTCAATCCCTGAAGCTGGTGCAGTTAATAATTTCACAGGTAATCTGAAGGGTATTATCACAGGTGTTAATACTGACGCACAGAATGGTAACAGCACAATTGAAGTAAGAGTTCTTCAGAGAGTATTCCCAACTACTGAGGATTATCCGACCATCGGTGTTACAACAACTTCTGAAGTTGCAAACATTGGTGACACAACAATCTTTGTGAATAGTACTTCAGGTATTACTACTGGTAACTATTTCTTAGCACCTGGTAGTGGTTCAATTAAAATCACTGGTTATGGTTCAACCTCAGTCACTCTTGCGGCTGGTATTGCTGCTTCAATGACAACTGTAGGTACTGGAGTTACTTATCAGAGACTTGTTTCTACTGCTGGTACTGTTACTGATGTTACTTATCAACAGTACAACCAAGCAGCATCATTCGTTGAATCTGACATTCTCAACATCACCAACAATTCAAGAGAAGCAAGTGGTACAGTTACCGCTGGTTCAGTTAAGGATTGGTACGGTGAGCAGACACTAGGTCTTACCAACTCAACAGTTTACTGGAGAAACGTTGCAGAAAGACCTGTTGATAACCAGTATGTCACTCAAAGAAACGGTAAGAACGATGGCATTCACGTCGTTGTTGTTGATGACACTGGAGACGTAACTGGTGTTCAGGGTAACATCCTTGAGACCTTCACATCTCTGTCTAAGGCACAAGACGCAATCGCAGATGGTGACAATCCTACTAAGACCTACTATAAGGATTACATCGCACTGAATTCCAACTTCATCTTTGCTGGTTATAACCCATCACAAGTTGAAGATACTTATTGGAATACAATTCCAGTTGCATCTGGGTTCTCTACTCACTTTACTCCATATACCGTATCTGAAGGTCTCTGGGGTCAGGAAGCTCAAGGCACTGATTTCTCCTCCATCGGTAATGTAAGTTACACACTCTTGGGTGGTGTTGACTACAGTGATAATAAGGGTATGAGTGCTGACCTTTCTGACTTGGTAAATGGTTACTCACTGTTTGCTGATAAGGACGAGATTGCTGTTGACTACCTCCTAATGGGCCCAGGTCTTGCTATCGAAAGTCAGTCACAAGCAAAAGCGAACTATCTTATCTCTATTGCAGAAGGTAGAAAGGATTGTGTTGCAACTATCTCACCACACAGAGATAACGTTGTTAACGTAACAAGCACTGCTACTCAAACACAGAACGTACTTCAGTTCTATAGCCCACTGTCATCTTCGTCTTACGCGATCTTCGACACAGGTTATAAGTACACCTTCGATAGATTTAACAACCAATTCCGTTACGTCCCAACTAACGGCGACGTTGCTGGTCTTTGTGTCAGAACTTCTATTGAAGCTTATCCATGGTTCTCACCTGCTGGTCTCCAGAGAGGAAACCTGAATAACGCAGTCAAGATGGCATACAACCCATCTAAGAATCAAAGAGATGAACTCTATGGAGCAAGAATCAACTCTATCATTTCTCAGAGGGGTTCTGGTATTGTTCTCTTTGGTGATAAGACAGCTCTGGCTTACTCATCTGCGTTCGACAGAATTAACGTAAGAAGATTGTTCCTCACAGTAGAACAAGCACTTGAGGGTGCTGCTAACTCACAACTCTTTGAACTCAATGATGACAACACGAGAGCTAATTTCGTGAACATTGTTGAACCATACCTCAGAGATGTTCAGGCAAAGAGAGGTCTGTATGACTTCCTCGTAGTTTGTGACGAAACAAACAACACACCTGACGTTATTGACAACAATGAGTTCAGAGCTGACATCTTCCTGAAGCCAACTAAGTCCATCAACTACATCACCCTGACATTCGTTGCCACCAGAACTGGTGTTGACTTCCAGGAAGTTGTAGGGACTGTTTGATTATAGTAAATAATAACTAGGAGGATTAACCAATGGCAGAAACAAAAACCCTATCACAATTTAAATCAAGACTGGCGGGCGGAGGGGCCCGCCCCAACCTATTCGAAGTCTCGATTCCTACATTCCCATCATCAATTTCTGATGCATGGGGAAGTGGTGACCAGTCTGAAAATGGAACCTTCAAGTTCCTTTGTAAGTCTGCACAACTTCCTGCTTCAAACACCAGTTCTTTCCAAGTTCCTTTCAGAGGTAGAAATCTGAAGGTTGCTGGTGACAGAACGTTTGATGCATGGACAGTTTCAATCATCAATGATGAGGACTTCCAACTCAGAACTGCATTTGAAAGATGGGCAAATACCATCAGCAAACTGGATGATGCAACTGGTGTTACCAACCCATCATCTTACATGACTGATGCATATGTAACTCAACTGGGTAGAGGTGCTGAAAGATTTGCGACAACCAATGAAGGTGGTCAGTCAGCAATTCTGAGAACTTATAAGTTCTATGACATCTTCCCAACCAGAATTGGTGAGATTGCACTGAGCTATGACGACGGCGATCAACTCGAAACCTTTGATGTTGAATTTGATATTCAGTATTTCACTATCGGTAACTCACTGCAGTCTACTGGTGGTAACGCTGGTGAAGTTCTGATTGAGTGATAAATAACTAGACAAGACAGTCTAGTTTAATCATAATGGCCAGATTATTTGGTTTTTCAATTGAAGATAGCGAGAAAAATCCACCTGGTGTAGTTTCTCCAATCCCACCAACTAATGCTGATGGGAATGAGAACTTCTCCAGTAGTGGATTTTTTGGTAGTTACAATATAGATATTGAGGGTCTCTACAAAAACGAGACCGATCTTATCAGAAGATATAGACAGATGGCACTCTATCCAGAGTGTGATAGTGCGATTGAAGATATTGTAAATGAAGCAATTGTATCTGATACAAACGATTCACCTGTAAAGATTGAACTGTCTAATCTGAATGCAAGTGATAAAATTAAAAAGATTGTAAGAGAAGAGTTTAGTTATATTCTCGAACTTCTTGACTTTGATAAAAAGGCACATGAGATTTTCCGTAACTGGTATATTGACGGAAGACTCTACTATAACAAGGTCATCGACCAAAAGAATCCTCAAGAAGGTATTCAAGAACTCAGATATATTGACGCATCTAAAATTAAATATATCCGTAAGTTAAAGAAAACAGGTAAAGATAGTCTTCAACAGGCAAAAGATGAATATAGTGCATCAAATAATCTTGCATATAACTTTCCAGAAGTAGAGGAGTTCTTCATTTATACACCAGACATGGGAACATACCGTGCTGGTTATGGTGGGAATCCTGGTTATGGTGCGAATCCACAAAAGGGTATCAAAATGACCCGTGATTCTGTCACTTATTGTACTTCTGGTTTGGTTGATAGAAACAAAGGACTTACATTGTCTTGGTTACATAAGGCAATCAAACCACTCAATCAGTTGATGATGATTGAGGATTCACTGGTTATCTACAGACTTTCAAGAGCACCAGAACGTAGAATTTTCTATATTGACGTTGGCAATCTTCCCAAGATCAAGGCGGAACAATATCTTCGTGATGTCATGATGCGTTATAGAAACAAGATGGTCTATGACGCAAACACTGGTGAGTTGCGTGATGACAAGAAGTTTATGTCCATGATGGAAGACTTCTGGCTTCCTAGAAGAGAGGGTGGTCGTGGTACTGAAATTACTACACTTCCTGGTGGTCAAAATCTTGGTGAAATTACTGATATTAATTACTTCCAGAGAAAACTCTACAGATCACTGAATGTTCCTGAGACTAGAATCGAAGGTGAAGGTGGTTTCTCATTGGGTCGTTCTTCCGAAATCTTGAGAGATGAAATCAAGTTCTCCAAGTTTGTTGGCAGAATGAGAAAAAGATTCTCAGCAATGTTCAATGACATGTTGAGAACACAATTACTTCTGAAGAATATTGTGACTCCAGAAGATTGGGAGTATATGGCAGATCATATTCAGTATGACTTCCTGTATGACAATCATTTTGCAGAACTCAAGAATGCAGAACTTACTACAGAAAGATTGAACCTTGTTGCTCTTGCTGAACCTTATGTCGGTAAGTATTACTCACAAGATTATGTAAGAAGAAATATTCTCCGTCAGACTGATGAAGAGATTATTGAACAGGATGAACTGATTGAAAGTGAAATCGAGAACGGTGTTATTCCTGATCCAAATGCAATGGTAGATCCTATGACAGGTATGCCAGCTCCTGATATGCCTCCTGCAGGTGATGCACCAACTGACCCAATGCAGGCACCAACTTCACCTAAAGATCCAGAAACTCCTGGTGCAACCAAGAATCCTCCTGGTGGTGAAATCTAAATACAAATTGTAGATACATTATTTTTATGGACGAACTTATGGATATGCTCGTCAGTCCCGACGAGTCTTCATCACAGATTAGTGATAAAATCAAGGATATTCTTTTTGCTAAAAGTGCAGAAAAAATTGAAGCAAACCGTTCCAACGTAGCAGCATCTATCTTTGATGGACCAGAGGAAAGTACAGAAGAAGAAATTGAGGACGAAATCTCATTTGAAGGCGATACCGAAGAATAATAAATAAGTATTATAGAACTATTGAAAAATAATGGCTGCTCTTAAACCAGTTGGTATTAATACGGTAATAAGTACTAGTAGTACTTCTGCACAAACTTCTCCAATTTTACAACAATCTGATGCTCTTAGAGTAGTTGCAGAAACCGCTGGAGTTTATGTTGCTATCGGTACCAATCCAACAGCAACTAATGAAAATTATTATGTTTCGACTAATGAAAATGAAACGATCACTATTGGTCCAATTGCGTCACAAAGAGTAGTTGGTATTACAACTGGTTCTACAACCATTGTTGATTTCCCAGAAGGAACTGGATGTCCATTTGCTGTAGGAGATGCAGTCTCTCTTACTGTTAACGGTCAATCTGCATTTGATTTTTCTCATAAGATTGTTATTGATGTGAATACTACCTCAGACAGAGGTGGATATTTTAATACAAGAGCAACAATTGACCACGATTCAAGTAGCGGAAATCCATCAGCATTAACTGCACCTTATGCCGAATTGAGAAAGTCAATCAAAGTGGCAGTCAAAACTGAATCTGGCACTGGCAAAGTATACATCCAACAAGTACAAGATTCCTGAACAGAAAAATGAAACTTATCAGAGAAGAAATCGAGTCAGTTGATTTTATCGTCGAAGAAAGGGGCGGTAAGAAACATATGTACATTGAGGGTATCTTCCTTCAGGGTAACATCTGTAATCGCAATGGCAGAATGTATCAAATGGAAGGCCTGAGAAAGGAAGTCCAAAGATACACAGAAAACCATATTAATTCTGGGAGGGCTCTTGGAGAACTCGGACACCCAGACGGCCCGACTGTTAATCTTGATCGTGTTAGCCACAAAATTATTTCACTCAAAGAAGACGGAAATAACTTCATTGGTAAAGCAAAAATCTTGTCAACTCCAATGGGTAACATTGCGAAGTCACTCATCGGAGAAGGAGTTAAATTGGGTGTTTCTAGTAGAGGTATTGGGTCACTCAAACAAACCAGAGAAGGTATAAACATCGTTGGTGATGATTTCATGTTAGCAACTGCTGCTGATATCGTTGCTGATCCTTCTGCACCTGATGCTTTCGTTGAAGGTATTATGGAAGGAAAAGAGTGGGTTTGGGATGGTGGTATCCTCAGAGAACAGGCTGCCAAGAAAACCTACAAACAGATCAACACTCTTGTAACTCAAGGTCAACTTGATGAGAAGAAACTTGATCTGTTCAATAACTTTTTGAACAATCTTTGATAAGTTATTGAAATATACAATTTATAAATAAATATAGATTAAAAAAGGTTAATCGGAGTAACTTCAAATGTCTCGTGGAGATTTACAAGAAATGGAGCAATCTAAAACTGCTGTGAACGCGAACGCTAAACCTGCTGAAGGTATGCCTAAGCTTTCCAGCCCAGGCGAAGGCCTGTCAACTTCCTACGAAGATCTCGGTGGTCCTACCCCTGAGAACTACAAGCCAGATAACGATTCTGCAAAGCTCAAAGAGCCTAAGATCGCTTCTGTCAAGGATGTAGTTAATAAGGGTGCAAAAGCTGCTGATCCAATGAAGAAAATGGCTAAGGAAGAAATCGAAACTGAAGAGGAAGTCCTCGAAGAGGAAGAGATTGTATCCGAAGAAGAAGTTACCGAAGAGACTGTTGACATCGAAGAGGACGTAAATGCACTCCTCGGTGGTGAAGAGCTCTCCGAAGAATTCAAAGAAAAGGCACGTGTCATCTTTGAAGCTGCATTAACCTCAAAAATCAAAGAAATCCAGGAATCCCTGGAAGTCCAGTATGCTGAGCGTCTGGACGAGGAGAGACAATCCCTTAAGGGTGAACTCACCGAGAGAGTTGACGCATATCTTGAGTACGTCTGCGAAGAGTGGATGACCGAGAATGAGTTGGCTATCGAACATGGTCTCAAGACCGAAATGACTGAATCCTTCTTGTCTGGCATGAAGGGTCTTTTTGAAGAGCATTATGTAACTATCCCTGAAGAAAAATATGATGTACTTGAGAGCATGGTAGAAAAACTTGATGATATGGAGACAAAACTCAACGAGCAGATTGAGAAGAACATTGGTCTGAATAAGAGACTCGCCGAGTCAACTGCAGATGTAGTTCTTTCAATGGTTTCTGAAGGTCTTGCTGAGACCCAGAAAGAGAAGCTCGCTTCACTTGCTGAAAGTGTTGAGTTTGAAAGTGAAGAAGAATATCGTGAAAAGCTTGAGGTACTGAAGGAGTCATACTTCTCCAGAACTCCAGCTACAAAGTCTGAAGCACCAGAAACTCTTTCTGAGAGTGTTGATTCAACACCAGTACAACATGGTTCATCCATGGATGCTTATCTCAGAAGCCTGGGTGCATTCAAAAAGTGAATTTAACATTCATTCAAACAACAACTATTAGGTAAAAGCAAATGTTTCAATCCGAACATCTGCAGGAAAAGTGGAGCCCACTTCTCGACTATGAAGGTCTTGATCCCATCAAGGATACTCATAGAAGAGCTGTAACCGCAGTCCTGCTCGAAAACCAAGAAAAATTCCTCCGTGAGGAGCAAGCATTCCAGTCAGGTATCAACCTGATGGAAACCCCAACCAACGCAGCAAACGCAGCTGGTGCATCAGGTGGTTTTGGTGCTGATTCAGCTGCTGCTGGTCCTACCGCTGGTTTCGACCCTGTTCTGATCTCATTGATCAGACGTGCAATGCCTAACCTGGTCGCATATGACCTCGCAGGCGTTCAGCCAATGAACGGTCCTACTGGACTGATCTTCGCAATGCGTTCCCGTTACGAGAGCCAGTCTGGCGACGAGACGTTCTATAACGAAGTAGATACCGCATTCTCTGGTCAGGATGATGGTTTCAACCTCACCGCAGGCATGTCTGATGCCAATGCTGGTCTGGGTACAACCGCACAGTCTGGTACCAACCCTTCAGTACTCAACCCTGTTGGTACTGCATCCTCTACTGGCTACAACGTAGGCCAGGGTATGGTAACTGGTGACGCTGAGAACCTGGGTTCAGGTACTGGCGATCACTTCAACCAGATGGCATTCTCGATCGAGAAAGTCACTGTAACCGCTAAGTCAAGAGCACTCAAGGCTGAGTACTCCTTGGAACTGGCACAAGACCTCAAGGCAATCCATGGTCTGAATGCTGAGGCTGAGTTGGCAAACATTCTCTCAACCGAGATTCTTGCTGAAATCAACCGTGAAGTCATCAGAACTATCTACAAGACTGCTGAGCAAGGTGCAGTTTCTAACACCGCAACTGCTGGTGTATTTGACCTCGACGTTGACTCCAACGGTCGTTGGTCTGTTGAGAAGTTCAAGGGTCTTCTGTTCCAGATCGAGAGAGACGCTAACGCGATTGCTCAAAGAACTCGTCGTGGCAAGGGCAACATGGTTCTGTGTTCCGCAGACGTTGCTTCCGCACTGACCATGGCTGGTATTCTCGACTACACCCCAGCACTCAACGCTAACCTGAACGTTGACGACACTGGCAACACCTTTGCTGGTACTATCAACGGTAAGTTCCGCGTCTACATCGACCCATATTCGGCTAACCTGTCAGCTGCTAACGCTGCAACTAACGGTGGTAACCAGTACTATGTTGTCGGTTATAAGGGTTCTTCACCTTATGACGCTGGTCTGTTCTATTGCCCATACGTACCGCTCCAGATGGTTCGTGCAGTTGGAGAAAATACTTTCCAACCAAAGATCGGCTTCAAGACCCGTTATGGCCTGGTTGCAAACCCATTTGCAGAAGGTCTGGACCAAGGTCTCGGACGCCTTCGTGTCAACTCCAACCGTTACTA